GTATTGTCCTGAATAACACGGTTGTGACTATCTACAATGTCTCCACGTGCGTTAACGTTCATATTACCTACTGCACGTGTTTTTTCATGCTGTGATGATAGTGAGGACATGTCTACTGCCTTACCCATTGCTGTTTTATGTATTGCCATAATTTTTCTCCTATTTTAAAAATTCATCTATTGATATATCATAGTGCAAACTATTTATTCTGTGAATTCCTATCAGGAATAGAACATAGCTAGCGACACTACTTCCCCTACCTACTCCCCAAACTATGTTATGTTTGCGCATGGTATCTACTAGATACTTGCAATAACACAATAAAGGAAACATGTTTCTTTCTTGGAACTTAATTAATTCCTCACCCACTCTTTGTAATTCTTCATCGGTTTTACAACAGTCTAATACAAATTTAGCAATATCAAATGTTTTGTATTCATCCGGCATATACCAATTGTTTTGTGATTTACTATCAAATTCATCAATCGAACCTTGAGATTCTACATAATGAATTAGTTTAGGAATATTGTCTTCAAGAATTATAGCATCGTCAAAGTTAATTAACTGTTCTACATATGCTGATTTTATTGTACGGGAGGGGTCTCGCATAAACAAGTCGCACAGGTCGGATTCATTTAGAATTTGTTGACCATAGATATCTGTTCGCATACGCTATGATAACACAACTAGAACAAATATGCAATAGATATTTGCCCGTTACTTAGTGATTTGAATATTGTTTTGGATGTTTTGCTTTTTATAAAGCTCATCCATTCTTTTGGCATACTCTGTCTTGTATCCCTCAAGTACCATTTGGATTTGGTTAATCATAAAACTTTGACCCATTCTGTGAGCAAATGTTAATTTTTTGGTCAAGTCATTCATAGACGTTTGAAGTTCGTCTACTGTTTTATCTGAAATGTCAGGCATGAAAGGATGTTCCATAATCAGGGCACTGCGTAAAGTGGTAGATATCCCCATATCATTGAACTACCGTTGTAGCTACCTACGCAAATATATAAATTTGCGCCATTAGTACATATAGCTCCTGCGCTGTCGCCGGGAGCGCCTCGGCCCGACGGTTGTCGTAAATCAATTCTGCTAGCAATTTGATTTCTATTGATCGGATATATATCAATTGTTTGTCCACAATCTACTGTTGATAACTTATATTGTAAATTGAATACACCAGCCGGTGCGTTTACTTGATTTGAATATGTAGTATTAACATCAGGATAACCATTTGAACCGTAATTTTCTAAAACTCTAGCACTGGTGGTCATACCTTGTGTTAGTACCGCACTAGCGTTAAATGTGCTGTCGGGGAAAAATATAGTAGCACTAGAATTAGCAATATTGAAACGTAGTTCTAAGTTACTTTGTGTACCTGTTCTACCCCATCCACCAAAACTAATCGTAGTGTCTTTGGTAATAGTTCCATATTGTACATCGCCTTTACTCACATCAATGAAGATATTTGAAGGGATATCATTGCCCAAGTTATGAGTTGTGGCTGTAAAACTTCTAACTAATGCATTACTAATTAATGTACCGTTCATATCATTGTTAAGGGTAATCCCAGTTAATCCAGATTTTACAATAGCTTTTGATTGCAGGTCAGTTATTTCTACTTTTGCAGTATCGATGTTATTTTTGATATTGGTAAAGTTATCCCTAAATCCCTGAGTACTATTATTGACTCCGGGTGTAGGGTAGCTTACGTTAAGACTGTTGGTGTTAATTGCGCTCATATTTTTATTCCGTATAGTATTTATTACTGCGAATTGTCGGGTAAAATTGTTTTTCTAGGAAAAAGTACACTAAAATCATATTTGTCTATAGGATCAGGTACTGGGGTAGAACTAGGTAACCCGGTCCAGGCAGGCACTGCTAAATTAGTATTCCAATTATAGCTAGAACTTCTATCTATATAGTATCTATCAATAGTTAGGTCAATTTCATTTAATTTGTGACCCCATTTGGTATCAATTAAATCTTTAACTATTACAGCTTTCCCAGGCTTAGTGTAACATATAATCCAGGCTTGAACGAATCCTAGTGTATTGCTATTTGCTTGTTGAGTTGTCATCCATTTTGGTAGTAATCTACTGTCAGAATTTTGTGTTAGTACTTTGTTCGATTCATTTCTCATGTTTTCAAGACTAGCAGGATATAGATAATTAACTGTACTTGGAGTTGAAGTAGTTGATATAGAGTTTGAACTTGTTAAAATGTCAGTGTTATTAATTGTGTGTGCATTTAAACGCAAGTTGATAGGACGAGGCCAAAATAATTTGTTAGTAACACTAATACCAGATGAATTAGATAAGTCATCAATTACTTTGCTATATACAACTTCATATAAAATAGTACCATTATTATCTGTTGCGATGGCAGTTTCAATAGAACCTAAGGTTATTTTTCTCCAGTAATGATTTTGTTGCACCGCAGTATTATATTCTAGCAGTGTACTAACTTTGACCCCGTATGATTGCACAATTCTAACATCTTTGGCCTTACCGTAGTATAAATCATTGGGGCGATATACATGTTCTGTTGGAATTAAATTAGTGTTTGTCAATAACGAATTTATTAATTTCTTACCAGCTATATTAGGAGCAGCCTTCAAATATATTGTCTCAAATGGTGTTGAGTAATATTGTTCAACTTTTAGAGTAAAGGATTTTTGTTTTTTAAATATAGGGTAGCTAGGGCTGTATGCTTCTACTACAAAATTATATTCAGTAATCTCTCCCTCATTTAGAACTCTTTCCAATGGTTGCTGTGATACCTTACCTATTATTTCACCAATAGTATCTAATTCTAAGTTACGGGGTAAGCTACCTGATATTACTTTATATGACAATGGCAACATTGAGGTTGCTTTAATACTTAATGCATTGGTTGTTCCGTTAAGAATTGTTCCTAAATCACTATCAGTAACCCATGTAATATCTTCTGTAATTTCATTAGATACCGTCATGTAATATATTTCGTGTGCAGATACTAGAGCAGTAGCTCTTTTTTTAGCAACGCTGACGTTTACTTCATACTGACTTATACCCCTACCATTCATAACAGGGATCCCCGTTATCCAACCGGTAACTGAATCACCCACTAAGCCAGGCGGCAATCCACCAAATTGATATACTATCTCATTGGTATCAAAATCACGTCCTATAATCTTAAAAGAAAAATATTCATTAGCACGTATAGTAGGTATAGTTCTTCCGTTTAAAAGATAGTAATCATAATAGGGGTCAGTTGTACTAATAGGCTCACTCAATGGTTTTCTATTTAATATGACAGGTATTCTTACATTAGGTGGACTGTTTGTTTGTTGATTACGTATAGTAATTGAATATACCTTCAAGTCACTGCCCAAGTCACTTTTAAGTTGAATGGAAAATGTATGAGTCTTAGTAGTTGGACTGTTGTCCGGCAATTTAGGTAAATCAGGGTAACCCTTTATAACACCGTCATCTGTCAAATATAAACCAGGAGGCAAACTACCCGAAGACACAACCGCTGTTATGACATTACTAGATATGGGGTTGGTGTATTGTAATTTATAATTTATATATACGCTATCCACAGTGGTTATTATTGACCCGGGCAAAGTGGTTAGTTTAGGACTGTTTGATCCAGATATAGTTAATGAAAAGGTTCTATCTCTTATGTTATTTTCATTGTCGGTGGCTCGTATAGTAAAAGTATTTGTTGAATCAAATGATACATTAGTAGGTGTTCCTGTTACGTTACCTAGTAGCGTAATACTTAACCCTGGTGGCAACGAACCAGCTAATACTTTATAAAAAACTTGATTTGCTGGAAATTGCGGAACTGCACTTAGCTGAATGTTTAATAATTCATTACTAGGATATGTTCCCAAATCGCCGGCACTAGTTTTCCATTCGGGTTGTAGCATCTTAATGTCCTTGCAACAAATCTAATGCCATGTGATAGTGATGCTTTCTATCTTCCAATCCAATTGTACCACCGTTAATACGTTTTGTTAACAAAACAAAATCATCTTTATCGCAGATGCTATTTAAATTGTTATTATCCCAAAACCACCCTGCACTAGAGACGGCTCCAGCTGGTGTCTCTAAATATGCAACAGTTTCTTCAATTGAAATTCCTAAGTCAGCGGCAAATTTAGTATAGTTAGCACGACCGGTCAATTGTATCAATCCACGACCACAGAAACGATAACCATCACCTGATGCTTCATCACCATTTGCCATACGATTAGCATAAACACGATTGGCAATCTGTTCAGGCTTACGTTCATATTGTTTTGCTAAATCTTCTGTTGGGAAATACTTTTTAAAAGTACCCATCAATCCTTTAGCACTGTAGTTCAAGTTCTCTTTAACAAAGTTAAAGCCACCACTTTCGTGTGCTATTTGAGCTAAGAAGCCGGCAGCACGATGCATGTTATCATACATGTCGTAATACTCTGCTACTTCGTGTAGGGGGCCGGCATATAATTCTAATACCGAACGTTTTGTCTTTGGGCATAACGCCTGTAAAATTTCTATAGTAATCATTTTATTTCCTTTTTATCCATATACTGCTGTTAGTGAATACCACTGTGTAGTTGAACCAGACACAAATGTTAATTTAGCCCCAGCTCCTAAATTAAACGATGCATTTTGTGAGAGACTGTCAACAGTTCCACCGTCATTAGGGTAGACTTTGACAGTAACACCTGTAGTATTGATAATAATACAAGTGGTACCAGCAACCGTTGCTGGTAATTTTATACCATCGTTGGCTCCAGCAGATGCACCGGTTATTATGTTTACTGATTTTGTTAAAATTACTGCACCAGCCTGAGTAGTTCCGGTTGCCGCAATACCAGTACCAATACTTTGAATGATAAACCCAGAAGCAGTGATGTTTGTTCCATTAATAGTTGATCCGGTGATAGCACCGCCAACGAATGCTCCATTTACATTTAAGCTAGATAATGTTCCAACACTAGTGATATTAGTTTGTGAGGCTCCAGTTACTGTAACAGCATTCGTTGCAGAAGACACTGTACCAGTAACATTACCACCACTTACTCTATACGCTTCTAAAGCCGCACCAACATTACCTACAATGTTTCCACCTGCTACAGAATATGCAACTAATGCCGCATTGACGTTTCCAGAGACATTGCCGCCTGCTACAGCAAATGCTATGGTAGCATATGCGGCTGCGTTTGCACTAGTCGCAAAGTTTGAATTGGCAGAAAAATTAGCATTAGCAACAGTGCCTGTTATGTTAGCTCCGTTGATATTAGTCAATGTTGAACCATTACCACCAACGTTTCCGTTAATAGTAGTAGCATTCAATGTAGTGATGTTTGCTACTGAGAATACACCTGTGCCGGCTGAAATATTACCTACGCTTGCATTACCAACTACACTTAGTATTCCACTTGCTACTAAGTTTGCACCTGATACATTACCCGATACACTAACTACTTGACCGGATAGTGTCGTTGCTGTAATATTACCTACTGATGCATTACCTGCCACAGTTAACAAACCATTTGTTACTAAGTTACCACCTGTTACATTACCAGTAGCAAACATAACACCTGCTGATGTTAAGTTACCGCTAGAAACGTTACCAGTAATGGATAAAAGGGGTCCTCTTATATTACCACTAAAGTCAGCTTGACCATTGGCATGTAATGTTGCATTACCACCACCGAACGTAGCCGCACCTGCCGCCGTTATAGCACCACTGGTTAATGTAACTCCTGCCACGTTAGCAGTACTACCAGTGAATGTGAACAATGTGTTAGCCGTAATGCTAGAAACATTTAACGTTCCGTTTGCACTTAGATTACCTGTAGCGAATACATCAGTGACTCTACTTAAGCTACCAAAGATTTCAGCATTACCGCCTACCTTCAATCTACCATCAAACAATCCAGAACCCGCACTAGTTATTAATGGGCGTACTGTTAATGTAGCACTTGAAAAAACAAGTGTGCCGCTTGGTGCAGTGGGAACAACGTATGTAAAACTATTAGGTGAGAGTATTGAGGCAATTAAGAATACACCGTTAGGTGCGTTTGCCCCTGCAGTTGTCAATGCAATTACAACTTCATTCCCAATTGCCAATCCATGATTAACACCTGTAGTTACAGTTATTGTAGTAGACGAATATGTCATACTAGAGATTACAATTGTTGATGCAGATGGGAACGCTAAGTTACCAATATTAGCTAATCCGTTGACTCTCATTGCACCGGCTATGTTGGCATTACCAGTAGCTACAATAGTTGCCATACCAATATTACCTACATTAGCATTACCTCGGACATTTAATATTCCTAAAGTCTCAAGATTACCATGAGTAGAATTACCAGCTACAACTAGATTACTACCAATGTTAGCATTGGCAGCATTCAATAAACCAGTAACATTACTGTTTAGTGATGAAATTAATCCTGTACTAGTAACAATATTTCCGCCGGCAGTAATATGCGTAACAGAATTAATACTACCACTAATGTTTGCGTTACCCATGCTAACTACTGTACCGGTAAATGAAGCATTACCATTAGCTATAAGATTTGCTGTGTTCAAGTTACCAGTGATGCTAGAATTCAATGCTTGCATTAAGCCAGCATTGGCATATAAATTAGTTGAAGCTAAATTAACTGTGTTAATAGTATTAGCGTTAGCAACGTTAGCAAACAATGTACCACTATTAGCGTTAATATTTCCTGAAGCAACAATATGTGTTGTTCCAATATTACCTGTATTAGCGTTACCTGTTACACTTAGTGCTCCACCAAATGATCCAGAACCAGTACTAGTTAATACGGGTCTAATAACAATAGAAGTTGATGCTCCAACACCAATCGTTCCCGATGGTGTATTTATGGGTGTTATTGCAACAAGATACTCGAATCTAAAGGCATCGACAATATTTGTAACTACATATGATCCATTAGGTGCATTACTTGAAGCAGTAGTATTAGTAACAGTTATGCCAGCGCCTGTAACACTCATACCATGGGGTGCAATAGTTGTCACACGAACTGTTGTGCTACTATATGCAATAGAAGCTATATTTCCTGTACCAGTCAAGGTAACAGTTGGTAAAGTTAATTGACCCACATTAGCTGTACCAGCAGTCATTGTATTTGCAGTAGATAAGTTACCGGCTGCAAATTCATTATCAATAGTCATGTTATTAGCATTGACATTACCACTAGCACTAATATTTTTTACGCTGTCGATGTTACCTGTAATGTTAGCATTACCAGTCATCCTTACTAATGTGCCAGTAAAGTTAGCACTGCCGTTAGCAATAAAATTTGCGGCATTTAGTGTAGTAGTAAATGTAGCATTTGCCGCTTGCATCAATCCAGCATTAGCATATAAATTGCCCGCTGCCAATTGTCCAGTATTAATCGAGTTGGCGTTAGCAACATTAGCAAATAATATACCTGCATTAGCGTACAAGTTACCTGTTGCATTTACATGAAGTGTGCCGATATTACCAACAGAAGCATTGCCAGTTACACTTAGTATCCCGCTTGCTACTAAATTAGCACCAGATACATTACCAGAAGCACTGATAGTAGTGCCTGCTACTGTAGTTGCAGAGAGATTGCCTGCAGTGGCATTGCCGGTTACAGACAATGTACCGGTAGTAGCTAGATTGCCACTAGTTAGTGTATTTGATATTACTACATTGGCAGCATTGATAGTGGCTGCATTTGCATTGATATTGCCACTAGCAGTAATAGTACCTGATGTAACTAGATTGCCTACGTTTGCAATACCAGTAATGTTTGCGTTGCCAGTAGTAGATAAGAATCCACCTTGAATACCACTGGTTGTTATAAAGTTTCCACCAATAGTAATGTTTGTACTAGCACCGCCATTAATGTTACCGGTAGCAACAATGATACCGGTGCTTAAATTGCCCGTTAATGCATTACCGCTTACACTTAATATGCCGCCGGTTGTAATATTTGAACCAGAAATATTTCCAGTTGATACGAGTGATAGAGTTGTAAGTGTGTTTACCGTAATTGAATTACCTGTGATATTACCGTTACTAGTAATATCACCGCCAGTAGTTAGATTACCAACATTTGCAGTACCTGCTACACTTAATATTCCACTGGCAACTAAATTAGCTCCCGAAACATTTCCTGATATAGAAACTACATTTCCAGTGATAGAGTTAACTGCTGTAATGTTTCCGATACTAGCATTACCTTGAACACTTAGTAATCCATTGGTTGTAAGATTTCCACCAGAAACATTTCCAGTAGCCGACACTACACCACCGGTAGTTAAATTAGCACCTTGAATATTACCAGTTGCAACCATAATACCGGTGGATGTTAAGTTGCCGCTTGATACGTTACCGGTAATAGATAATAAACTAGATGACCTATTATATGCTAAACCTGAGTGCGTATTTGCATTTCCACCATCACGGAATACAACATAAGTGTCTGCACCGGGCAATGCAATATTACCTGATATATTACCTGATATGTTTCCAGACACATTGCCTGTCATGTTTCCAGACACATTGCCTGTCATGTTGCCAGACATGTTACCAGACATGTTACCAAAAACGTTACCTGTTAAATTACCAGCTAATGAGTCAGCAGTAAATATACCTACTCTCATATTGGCAGCAGTAATATCTCCTGTTAATGAGATGTTGCCACCAATCATATTACCTGAAACTGCTAGACCATCTAACAAACCAACTTGTCTAATGTTAGGTTGGCTACTAGAAACAATTGCTCCAGTGATAGTAAGTGCATTTACGTTGCCAATGTCGGCATTTCCTTGTACATTTAGAATTGTCAGAGTACCTAGGCTAGTAATATTAGGTTGTGCAGATGCAGTAACTGTTACTGAGTTTGCGGCAGTACCAACTAAATTACCAGTGACTGTACCAACTAGATTACCAGTAACGTTGCCGGCAATACTAGGAGCCTGTAGTGTACCTGAAACTTGTAGCGCAGTTAGTGTACCGAGTGATGTAATGTTGGGTTGAGCATTTGCAGATACAGTTGCTGAATTAGAAGCAGGGCCCAAAAAGGTACCCTGAAAATAATTTGCACTGACTAAATTGCCACCGTTAAGATTACGTGCTGTAATATTTCCTACTACGTTGAATGCACCAGTCAATGATAACGTTGTACCTGTATATGTTAAGTTAGTTGCACCACCAAGATTACCGCGGTTATTAAAAATGACTTGAGTATTTGCACCCGGTGCAACAACTGTACCAGAAATGTTACCTACAATATTACCTATAAAAGAATTGGCACGAACGTCACCTGTAACATTTAAATTAGCTAATGTACCAACACTGGTAATATTAGGTTGCGCTCCGGTTCTTAATGTACCTGTAATAAAAGAAGTAGCAGTGATATTAGCAATAGTAATGTCAGATGCTAATCCAACTACAAACGGTGTATTAAAATTATTAATTGTTGCTGATGTTCCCGTTGCCGCGCCCACTCCAACTAATAATCCCGAAGTTGTTTGTATTGTTACATTAGAAATGTTTGCTCTTAATACAACATTACCTGTAGTTCTGTTCTGCGCAAGACCGGGTCCTGCTGTTATTGTTTGTACACCGGTGTTTAATGTGGCTGAATATAAATCAGTGAAGTTGTTCTGTACTTTGGCGAAGGCATCTCTAATACCGTCAGCGGCGGGGTCGTTTGGGAATGCCCCAAAATCAATTATTTGTTGTGTCATGTTCTATTACACCTTGTGTAGTATTTATCGTTTTCAGATAAACACATACCCAAAAAAATAGCCCGGCGAACCGAGCTATTAAAAGTACGGATTTTATTATTTTATTCCGCTTAATTTTTGCCAATCAACTAGCAAATTACTAGTATCTTTGAATAACCTAGTTTCAGTTGTAACCTGCGTTGGATTACCAACAGCTTGACTACGTTTTTCACGATGTAAATCGTTACCTTGACCTAACATATGCTTTAACTGAGCAAATTCTTCGTTGCCAGCATCATTTGCATATTCTTCTACTTGTTCTTTATCAGAACTACATACGCAACGTGCTTCAAACATACCACATTCGTTGCATGAACCACCTTCGGCTTTTTGATATTTACCATTACCGTTAACAGTTTCTTCTCCTTCTTCTTTGACTGGGTATTGTTTACCATCAACTTCAAAATTGTCTTGATTGTTCTTTATGGCATCGGCACGGTTTCCACTAAATTCGTTGCCTTCATCAGTTTCTTCTTTACCGTTTTCTTCTTCGTAGTCAGGAGTTAGTGTACCTTCTGGACCGTCTTGTCCATGATCGTGTTCTTCACCACCTGCCGAAGGACCTGGATCAGATTGAATACCTGACATTTTCTTAATCAATGCCATCATGTCATCACCGTCACCGACTACTGAAGGAGACATTTGCGGCTCTGTACCACTACCACCTTCGTCACCACTCATCGGAGCACCATATCCACTGTGTTCTTGTTCGTCACCACCACCAAATACACCCAAACCAGCTTGTCTAACAATAGACAAAAGTTCTTGTGCGTCTGAATCAGTAGCGTTAATGCTGACACTGTCCGGTGTACCTTGTTGACCTTGACTACTTGTTACAGTAATACCTTCATTCAATAATGAAGTAAGTTCTTTTTCCCAGCTTTCTAGTTGTACGTCTTTCATATCTTTACTTTCAAATGTTTTTGTAGGTGCGCTCATTTGCCTCATGAATCCAAAAGGCTTGTCTTCACCCGGAGATTTGATTGGCATACCTTGACTTTGTTGCTTTCTAGCAAAAGCAGGAGTTGTGACTGGATTTTGAGTCATTGGATTCTTATCGATTTCTGGAGGAGTGTCGAATCCTACACGATCAACGATACTTTCACCGGCTAGCTTTTTCTTACTATGACCATGAATCTTTAAGAACGCTTCTAGTTTGTCACTGCAATGACCAGTCTTATTGAAATTATCAATATCTTGTTGCAATTCTGCCATCATGTCATTAACATCTGTGCCAGCTTCTTGCATCATTTCAGTAAAACTTAAACTTTCTTTAACTGATTTTTTAGCACGTAATGCGGCAAAATCTTTTGCATCTAATTTACCTTTTGGTTTTGCAACATCTAATTTATCTTGTGCACCTGGTAAATCTTTTTCTTCCTTCACTGGTTCTTCTTTACTACTGTGTTTAGCACGGATGTTTTGCATTGTCTTTTCACTAGCACCTTTACGACCAGCGTCTTGTAATTCTTTAAAACCCGGTCCGTATTTTCTCTTACCCAACCATGCTTGTAATCCAGATTCTTCAACAGTTTCTTCTTCTACATTTTGTGGTTTTGTAGTAGGTACGTGACCAAATGCACCAGCTTGTTTTTTGGATGCACGATCTAAACCTTGAGCACGTTTCTCATCACCGCCCATATATTTGTCAAATGCTTTATCTTGATAGCTAGCAACCGTACTAGCATCTAATTCGTCTAACTTACCGTCTTGTGACTTACCAAATTGACCCTTAGAACGAATAGCTGTTGCTAATTCTTTCATGTTACCGTGTGGCTTAGAACCTGCTTCATGTGGTCCAGTAGACTTTAAATGATTATAAGCCTTGATTAGTTCACTCTTGCTCTTACCAGCATATTTACCCTTGTCAGATGCAGGTGCATTTGATTTCTCATTCATCTGCTCATCACCACCGCCTAAATTCAAAGTACCTTTTTCAGATGCTTGTTTAATTGTATTAGCAGTTGCCGCATCGGCAGTTCCCATTGTTTCACCATCAGCACCAATGATTTGACTTGCACCTGGCATTGGTTTAATAGTAACACCTTCTTCCGCAACACCTTGAATCTTTTGTATGAGCCTTGCGTTTGCTCTATGATTTTTACTCTGTGACATGCCGCCGCCGCTGCCCGAAATAGTAAAATTTCCGCCACCCCAATCGTGTACTATTTCGCCTTCAAAACCCGGTCTATCTTTAAGGGTAACACGATCACCGACTGCTAACCCTGTGCTTCTTGAGATATCGGCTTGTCTTTTTAAATACTCTGCATGTTCAGGGTCAATATTCGCTTCATCCATGGCGCCTTCAGCTTCGTTTATTGCTGACTCTAATTGGTCAATATATTCTTTAATAGAATGCTTGGTAGTTTTCTTCTTGTCATACTTTGGAAGTTTAACATCTTTACCAGACTTAACACCAAATGCGCTGAAGTCATATTTTTTATCTTCACCACTAGTAGCAGTAGCTTTCTTTGGACGACCTTTGCCTCTTTTTTCAGTAGAAGTATCTTTGACTTTATTGCCTTCTTCGTCTTCATCGTCTTTACGACCATAACCACCTGGGTCAGCAGTATGCTTTACTTTACCGGGCTCGCTTCTGTCTGTAGCCTCGGCAATGGTATACATTGATTGGAGTAGTGTTCTAAAATCCATTATTTTGATCCTTGTTTAGTGTCTAGTTTGTCTTCGATACGTGTTAGTTGTTTTCGTAATTCTGTTACGTCTGTTTTTACACTGTCCATTTTTACAGTATTAATTTCAATTTTCGTATCCAAATCTTTCATCTTACCATCCATCGTAAGATATCCTGTGCCGCCCATACTGCAAGCACCTATTACAATCCATGTTAATTGGCTAGCGTTAAAGTCAATCATTTTCTGGCTCCGGTTTGAGGTCTAGCAGGCATCTTAATACTACTCATCGGGCTCTTAGTATTAATTCCTTCCTTGCTATTATTGGGGGCTGTTGGGGTTTTCTTTGCATCATATGGAATATCAATGCTTGGCTTCTTAGTAAGAACTTTGTCTAAATATTGATTTGCGTAATCTTTGCTTGCTTCTTTACCATTGTCCGGTAAAATTTCTTGAGTTAAGACTGTATCAGCTTGATTAGCATAATTATCATTTTCACTATTGATACTGTCATTGTAGTCAGTAGTCATTACTCTAACTTTATTAATATTGCATCCAAGTTGTTGAGCAATCTGCTGAATCATTGGTTCTGTTGCTGGATATTTAAATTCAGCTTTAATGATTGTGACACTTTGATTTTCTTCTGCACTAGGGAAACCATATGGGTTCTTTTGTATTGGAGTGGTCTTAGGGTCTTCAATTTTAACAGGATCAAATTTGTTCAAGTTGTACGAGAACATGTCTAGAAAGTTTTTGTCAAGTTCACCTACGATTTTAATCGTATAGCGATATGTATGTACACTTTCAGTTAAGTAATGTCGAAGGCTTTTCATTGTATTATTCCTATAATATATTTATCAATATCACGTTTTTTTGCTAGCCAATATCTGTTTGAGTATCACTAGCAAAACGACTATCAACTTGCATACCCAAATCCATCAAGTCTTTGTAGCTGTCAGTGGCTAATTGTGCTAAAGTGTCCATCTCAGTATCACTTGCTTCTAAGCCACGAACCTGAGGTAATGCATTTTCAATCTTTGTTAGTGTGTCGTATGCTTCTTGGGTGACAATATCCACTTCTACCTTTTCAAGCATATGTTCGTTTGCATCTGTATCGTCGGCTGGGAGTTCAAATAACTCAGACAATTTTTTAGTCATACTATAATCCTATTATAGTAGTATTTATTACTTACGTCTGCCGCTATGAAAAAGGTCATCTTCGGTGATGACACGAAATGTAAAACGATTCTGTATACAATAGGCTCTTGCCGCCGCCCATTTAGCGTGATTTACTGCTACTACTGCACGATCTCTAGCACTGGCAACACGGCTTTCAATTAGACTTTGTTTTTTTGGTTTGATTTCAACCATTTCAGCAACTTGCTTGCCGAATTTATTTTCGTACACGATGAAAAAATCAGGGATATAATTTGAACGTTTGCCGGTGATAGGATTCATATACGGGATAGCAATTGATTCACTAGCCCATTTGAGTACACTTTTGTTATTGTCACAAAAGCTCATAAATGTGAATTCCCATCCACTGCGATAACGAGGTTTGTGATTGCCCATGTACTTTTCAGGATGACGCACCTCATATATACCCTGAGCAAACTTAGCCATTATGTAACTATATTTCGTTGTACGGTTTCATTAGGTGCTGGCACCACACTAACTCCGTATAGTGTCGTTTTACTTTTTAAACTGTTTAAATAGTATGCCATTAGTGCTGTAGTTTCAAGTTTAGTATTTCCTTGAATGTTAGCTAATAGAGTCATTGCATCTTGACCGGTAATGCTGACAATTCTAAACAGCATTGTTGTAAAGTTGTTTGCTGTGTTAGTAGTAGCACAAACTGATTTAAAATACGAATTAACGATATCATATATATCCGCACTAATAGAATCTTCGTAGTTGTAAAAACTATCAAAAACTCTTACCGTGTTGTCTAATTGTGTTTGGGGTCCGTCGATTATTCGTGCCATATAAATACCTCTACTGTATTTATTAAGGGCCAGGTGGTACTTGAGGCTTTGTTGCAACACCCCTGAACAGTGTTCCTAATGCATTATTAGTTTGCGTAACAACTGAGGAAGATGCTGCCGGAAAATTAAACAACGTATTTCTATTAGGTGTTCCTCTAATAGTATCTGCGGCTAATCCAAGTGCATCTGATTTGGCAGCGTTTAATAAACTTTTGGGGTTCTTAAAGGTATTTAATAAACTGCCACCGGACCTTATAGCACCTAGAATATTAATGTTACCATTTTCATCCGGTGTTAGGTCATCAATGATGCCCGATGCAGTATCTAATAATCCATTTGGTCCTAATATAGAAGCGTTTGTTCCTGGCATAGCAATAGGACTTAATGTTCTATCGTAGTGAGCAACATCGCCAAATTGTTTAACGATTTCTCCCGGACTTCTGCCGTTAATAGCACCTGAATAATACTTAACAGTTTCATACTGAATACTCATAGTGTTTTCCATAGTACCGTTTTCAGCATAATTATAAGTATCGTGACTAAAATTTTCGATGATAGGGTTTACATATGTATACAATGAAAAGTTGTGTTGGTTAAAGCCATATACATTGATGGTTCTAAAGAACGATGGCTTAGACGAACCAATATTATTTCCCGTTGCCGGCGATGTACCTTCACCTATATAGCCCCAATCGTGCCCGGTTGTTGTAACCGGATCATATATGTCTCTGCCACTAGTAATACCCGGACTCATATCAGGTGTTGCGGCATCTTTATAATAATATGTATAATAAGTGTGCCAAAGTTTTCTTATCAAATCTTTGTTATCATCGTGAAATGCAATTGATATAGGATCATATTTGATTTTAGTTTGTACAATACGTTTACGATTGTATTGATTCATTGTATGAAGGTCGAAACTATAGCTAGGTAATTTAACTGATTTAACTGCTAAACCAAAGTTTTTATCTTCCGCTAATGTTGGCCAAGATTTTGATGCAGGTATCTGGTCAGTGTTTATATCAAAGTACACATGGAATAAATGCTTAAACTTGGGAGCATAAGCATAATTATTAGGCCTAAAGGTTTTACTTGCGTGAGTGTAGTCACGCAAGTAATCATTTCCGAAGAATCCTTTAGCTACATCAGTCAATAAAGACTTGATAACGTCAGCCATTTTGATTAGCCGATACCAGTAACCGAAGTAGATCCAAACGCACGACCAACAGAAGTACCAAGACCACTAGTTAGTGGAGACTGAACTGCGTTATCAAAGCGAACTGACAACTGAATTGTTACAGGTTCGTTGCTCTTATAGTCCAGGTTGTTATAGTTAGCTGACTTAATGAAACATCCATATAATTCCCATGTTTCTAAAACATTAGGGACCAATGTACCATTTCCACCATCTAATAATTCATAGCTAAGTTGAAATTTATAATCTCCACCGGCTGCGGCTGATGCTTGTTCAACAAAGTCAAATTGTTTCTGTAACTGTTGACCAACTAATTTAGTAACGTTGCCACCTGCATCATCACGCAAGTTAATTTGTGTTTCTGCCCAAGTATGTTTACCAGCTAAATAAATTTTACTGTTGTAAATATCTAATGCTACTTCGTCAAAACTAACACTTGGACGTTGAATGTCCATAACTTGTTTAGTAAGTTCTTGTGTAGAACCACCTGTACCAAAGTTAATGAATAATGCTCTGAAACGATATTGTAGTTTCGGCATTAACAAACCTTGCGAACTAGGTGTGTTGTCTGCTCCGACTGTCATGTTGAACAATGATTGTGAGGCTATTGCCATTTTGTATCTCCTATATAATTATTTATCTTAAATAACTCCCCGTTTCCGGGGGTTATATTTTAGCCTTGGCCCAATGCCCCAGTGTTCAATAAACGAACTGGTATGTAGATAAATTCCGCACGTGAAGGAGTATTGTTAGTAGTATCACATACTACCAAGTAGTCATACAAACCACGTTTAGCGACTAGGTCGATAAACAATGATTGTACCACACCTGCAATTTGTTGACGAGTTAATGCATCATTTGGTTCAAATATGAAGGGACGAGCCGCAACTTGCAAACGTTCACGAATATACGCTACTAAACGAGCAACGTTAATACGATCCATAGCACTTTGTGTATCTTGTGAATTCTTATTACCATAGTTTAACAATCCAACACCAGTAAAGAATGCGATTGGATTGATCTGGTTAGTATAAAGAACATCACGAATACTCATACGATTCTTAATTACTTGGAATTCACCAGTAACTGAATCTAAGTAACCAATGTTTGTAGCATTGTCAATATTACCACGGCGCACACCAGCTGGAGCTAACCAAGGATAAGCAATAGTATCATTACGTAACAATGCACGTAACATCAAGTGACTTGCAGGAACAACAGCAGGAGAACCAGATAAATCTGTTGTGATACCACTTGGATAGAATACACCCATATAGCTATCACGTGTTACCATGCCATCTTCACCACTGGACGTTGCAAATGCGGCATTAGTTGCCCAATTTGTCAATGCGGTAGCTTGGTCAGCTAAACGCAACGGAGTGTCACCTACAACATAACCTGTGTTATGACGGTCATTGTTT